TGTAGTAGTAGTTGCTAATCTAATTGAGCTACAATCGTAATAGCTAGAATAGGAGATAAAACATGGCAATATCACGATCACAACTAGTTAAAGAACTAGAGCCAGGTCTGAATGCACTATTCGGCTTGGAATACAAAAGGTATGAAAATCAGCATGCTGAAATTTATACCAACGAAAACAGTGACAGAGCTTTTGAAGAAGAAGTAATGTTATCTGGTTTCGGAAACGCACAAGTGAAAGCTGAAGGTGCAGGCGTATCTTTTGACGATGCACAAGAAACTTTCACAGCTAGATACACTCACGAGACAGTGGCTTTAGCGTTCGCAATCACTGAAGAAGCGATTGAGGACAATTTGTATGACAGACTTGCGTCTAGATATACAAAAGCTTTAGCAAGATCTATGAGTAATGCTAAACAGGTAAAAGCTGTTGAGCCTTTAATTCAAGGACTTCCTTCAACGGATGGTTTTGATTCAGGCGACGGTGTTAGCTTGTTTAACACGTCTCACCCTACAGTAGCAGGTACTTTTAAAAATACTTTGTCTACTCAGGCGGATCTTAACGAAACTTCATTAGAACAGTCGCTAATCGACATCGCAGCGATGACTGATGAAAGAGGTCTTAGAGTTGCAGCAAGAGGAGTAAAAATGATTATTCCTTCTGAGCTTCAGTTTACAGCTGAGAGATTGATGAAATCTCAAGGTAGAACTGGAACAGCTGACAATGATATCAATGCAATCGTATCTATGGGTATGATTCCACAAGGATACAGAGTTAACAACTATTTAACTGACTCTGATGCATTTTACATCATTACAGACATTCCTAACGGAATGAAAATGTTCACAAGAGCTCCATTGACAACTGCAATGGAAGGTGACTTCGATACTGGAAACGTGAGATACAAAGCTAGAGAAAGATACTCTTTTGGAGTATCAGACCCTAGAGGTATCTTCGGCGTAGAAGGTGCGTAATACCTAAATTTTGTGGCGGGACATGTTCCCGCCACATTTTATTTTTAGAAAGAAACTATGAAAGTTGAAAAAAGGATAACTAAAAAAATAAAACACGATGCTAATCTTTTTGTTGGTCAGATAGATGTAGATTCTGATTATTTTATTAAAAGGATAGAAGAGGGAATAAAAGTATCTAATTTTAATTACAGAACTGCTGTAGTTGGTCAAATGACTGATTGGGATTTCTTTATAAATGATAAAGAATGTTTAAAGTTATTATTTGAAATTTTTGATTTCTTAGATAGCATTCCAAATATTGGTGGATATGAATTAAATGGTTGCTGGGGCATTAAAGAAGGTTTTTCTGAATACACACGAAGACATGAACATCAAAGTGCTTATTATTCTGGAGGAATATATTTAAATGACCACCCTCAAAAATTGTATTTTCCAGATATAAACGAAAGTGTTCAACCTAAAAAAGGAAAAGTTATATTATTTTCTTCTTTTTTGACACATTACACATTAAGAAACAAGACAGACATATCAAAATATGGTATTGTATTTAATCTAATGCATGCAAAATGGATTACCGAAAATAAAAAATGAAAAAATTTAGAGTTAAAATTTATGCTTATAAAATGCATGCAGACTTTCAAATTGAAAGTCTGGATGGCCCATTAGACATAGAAAATGCTATCATTGACAAGTTGGGAAAAAATGATATAAAATGGGAGACTCTTGGAGAAATGCATGATTCAAGAGTAAATAGAATAACCTATGAGGAGGTTATAAATGGAGATGCAAACACATCTACAGAACCTTTACACACAGAAGAAGGGTCTGGACTTGAAATGGGAGCAGGAGCATCTTAAAGAAGGTAGATATACCTTAAACATGGTTAAAATTGACCGAGCTGTTAGAGAAGTTATTAACCATATAAAAATTGCAGAAGCTAAAAAAGAGCATTTGCAAAATAAAATAGACGATGCTGCACCCGAAGTTTCTGTAGCTACTTAAACAAAAGCTACATCGTTGGAATAAATCCACTCCACATTACAGGCTCTCTTGCACTCTACTAAAATCTAGTATATAAATTAGTTACTATACAATTAATTAGAACATAGACCCGTATAGTGGACGGCCTAGAGACTATGTTCAGAAAACTAGGAGGATATAATTATGGCTTCAACAACGTTTAACGGACCGGTACGTTCGGAAAAAGGTTTCCAAGTTGCAACTAAAAACGCAACTACGGGAGCAGTAACAACTAGAATGAGTTCAGGTATGCCTGACTTAACTGGTTTATCTATCTCAGATGTAGCAACAGCATCTACGCTAACTTTAGCGGCTGATACTATTTCTGTAGTAAACTATACAGGTGCAGCAGCATGTGCTGCAACTTTACCTGCAGCAACACAAGGAACTGTTGTTGTTTACTGTCAGTCTAAAGACACTACTGGCGGAACTGCAACTTTATCTTTTGATTGTGCTGGTTCAGATGCATATGCAACTGGTTCAGTAATTGAATCAAGAGGTTCATCAGAAGTAACTTTTGATACTTCAGCAGCTGGTGAAACTTTATTGACTTTCACACCTGCTAACGCAGCAACAAACCTTTTAACAACAGCTGGACAGATTGCGTTCATTTGTTATGAAAAAGGTACATGGCACATTGCAACATCATTAGCGAGAGAAACTACTCAAACTACTGGTACATTTGCATTTGCGTCATAATAAATAAATTAACTCGGGGCGCCTGGTAATGCAGGCGTCCTTTAAAAGGAGAAAAACATGGCAGACACAGTATTAAATACAACTGTATTTGACGGAGCAAAAAAACTAATCACTCACTATAATGTGGTTTCTGATTCTACTGGAGGCACAACTAAAATAGTTGATGTTTCTGAATTAAATTCAAACAATGGTAAAACTTGTAAAACTGTAAGACTAAATAAAATTAGTTTTAACGTTTCAGTAACAGCACCAGTTGATGCAATCAGAATGTTATGGGATGCTGACACAGATGTCGTATTTCAAACATTAGCAGGAGAGATGGAATATGATTACTCATCTTTTGGTGGCTTAAAAAACACTGAAGCTACAAACTTTACAGGAGATGTAAATGTCACTTTACCAGCTTGTTCAAATGGAGATTCAGCTACAATCGTTTGTGAATGGATTAAAGTCTACGAATCGTAGGAGTTTAAATGGCTAATACTACTTCGGGAACAACAACGTTCGATAAAATTTTTGCTATTGATGAAATAGTAGAAGACGCTTTTGAACGTATTGGATTGCAAAACGTTGCGGGTTATCAACTTAAATCTGCAAGAAGATCTCTTAATGTCCTTTTTCAAGAGTGGGGCAATAGAGGTATTCATTATTGGGAAATAGCAGATACTAATATAGATTTAATTGAAGGACAATCCGACTATGATTTTTTTAGATCTAGTGATGATGGTACGAGTGCATCAACCACGCCAACAAATGGTATTTATGGAATGTCCGATGTCCTTGAGTCACAATTAAGATCTAATAGAACTCAAACAACTCAAGCAGATTCTCCAATGACAAAAGTAGATAGATCAACTTATGCAGGTTTTTCTAATAAATTATCAAAAGGAACTCCTAACCAGTATTGGGTAGAAAGATTTATTGATAAAGTTACAATACACGTTTATCCAACTCCCGATTCTACAAATGCATCTAAGGATATGCATATATATTATATTAAAAGAATACAAGATGTAGGAGATTATACAAATGCAACAGATGTTCCATTTAGATTTGTGCCTTGTATGATAGCAGGTTTAGCTTTTTATCTTTCACAAAAGTTTCAGCCACAGCTTACACAACAAATGAAATTGTATTATGAAGATGAATTAGCAAGAGCTTTGGCAGAAGATGGTTCAGCTTCTAGCACGTACATAACACCAAAAGCATATTACCCAGGAGCATAATTATGGACAAAGATAAAATACAATCAATAGCTGATGAAATTGCTGATGAAGATTTTGGTCAAGAGTTTTATGATCTAAGTCAAAAACAACAAGACAGAGTTTATAGGAAAGCAATACAAAAATTAAATGATATGTTAGCTGATAGAGCTGACATGATGAGAAAAAGTGAAAAATATGGTGGTCTTATTGATAAACCTTTAGGACCTGGTGGTAAAAAGAAAAAGAAAAAGAAAAAAGGTAAAAAATAATGCCAAAATACGCAACAGGAAAACACGCAAAAGCAATATCTGATAGATCAGGTGTTGAGTTTCCATATAGAGAAATGGTTAGAGAATGGAATGGTTCTTTTGTTCATGTATCTGAATTTGAACCAAAGCAACCACAATTAGAACCAAAACCAATGTCAGCTGATGCTGTATCTTTAAGAAATGTTAGACCAGCAAGAACAGAAACAGCTGTTCCTTACTCTTTACCTGAAAATGCTTTTGAAACATACGCTGCATCTTCAAGAGTAATTAATGTAACCGCACCTGGACATGGTTTAACAAATGGAACAACATATAGATTTAGAGGCACACCTGCATTAACTTCTGCAGGAGGAGGAACTTTTCAATATAATAATCCAGCAAGTTTTGATGGAATAACAGGAGCAAATATTGCAAAAGCGGCAGGGTATGCAATAACAACTGGTATATTTAAAGATGATGCAAGAGTTAGTACAGATTATGCAATTGCTAATTTTTTTTATTTTACAGTTGATACAGATACTGCTACAAGTGGTAATGTTAAAGGAGGAGGAGTTGGCTGTTCCGTTGGTCCAGTCACATTAGAAGCATGAGAAAAATAATTAAAAGATGGTTGTGTAAAGTACTTCACATTAAAGAATGTCAGTGTCAAAAAGAAGTAGATCCACACGAAGAATTGTATCTACATACACCAGAACCAGAGGTTCCAGCGTATAATAGAAAACTAGAAAAAATAAATAGAAAACATAAAAAAGGATCTGAATAATGGCTGGGCTAAGTTACAGCGGATTAGTTACACAAATTAGAAATTACACTGAAACAGATTCTAACGTGTTAAGTACAGATACTTTAGAAAACATAATTCTTAATGCTCAGTATAGAATTATGAGAGAAGTGCCTATAGATGCAGATAGACTTCAAAAATTAGGTAATTTTGTTGCCGGACAAGAAACAATAAATGTACCTGGTGGAGCTTTGTTTGTCAGAGGTGTTCAAGTATATGACACAGCTGGATCAGAAATTACAGGAGCCAATAGATGGTTAGAGAAAAAAGATTATACATACCTACAAGAATATCAAGATATTACAGGAACATCTGCCGCTCAAGGCCAACCTAAATACTATGCTATGTATGGTGGTGCCACAGGAGATGGAGATACTAATTCTGGACGTATAATTGTAGCTCCTGTTCCAAACACCACTTATAGATTTAGAATTCACTATAATAAAATGCCAGATACTTTGGCTTCAGATAATACTAGTAATTATATCAGTCTTAACTTTCCAAATGGGCTATTATATTGTTGTTTGTCAGAAACATATGGATTTTTAAAAGGTCCCATAGATATGTTGACTTTATACGAAAATAAATATAAACAAGAGGTACAGAAGTTTGCTAATGAGCAAGTCGGTAGAAGACGAAGAGATGACTACACTGATGGCACTGTTCGTATACCGATAACTTCAGCGAACCCGTAGGAGATAAAATATGGCAATAACATCGGCAATTTGCACAAGTTTTAAAGTAGAACTTTTAAAAGGAGTTCATGATTTTACAGCTACAACTGGTAACACTTTTAAAATAGCTTTATATACCAGCGACGCAACTTTAGGAGCAGGAACAACTGCTTATTCAACTTCAAATGAAATTACAAACTCTTCTGGAACAGCATACACTGCTGGAGGAGCAACACTTACAAGTGTAACTCCAACAAGTTCTAGTACCACAGCACTTTGTGACTTTTCAGATGTAAGTTATACTTCAGCATCTTTTACAGCTAATGGTGCATTAATATACAATGACTCAGCATCAGGTGACCCTGCTGTTTGTGCCATTGCATTTGGTGCAGATAAAACTGTAACTAGTGGAACTTTCACAATTCAATTCCCTGCGGCAGCAGCAACAACGGCAATCATTAGATTAGCATAAGGAGGAACTCCTTATGGCATCAACCTGGGGCAACAATACTTGGGGAGCCAATACTTGGCAATCTGATGAAGTAGTTGTAGAAATTACTTCACCAGGATCAATATCAGCATTAGGAACAACAGAATCATTTAACCTTGAAGGTTGGGGCAGACAATCTTGGAATAATTCTGGTTGGGGTGTAGAGTATGCTGTTGAACCAACAGGTCAATCTGTTACTTCCTCTATAGGTTCAGCCACAGGAACACCAGCAACTATAGCAGAAGTAACAGGTCTTTCTTCAAACGTTGATGCAACTTTTCCAACTGTTGATTTAGAAACTCTTATAACAGTATCTGGTTTTGGAATTACATCTTCTGTTGGAGATTCAGAAGTTTCAAACTTTGAAGGTTGGGGTAGACAAGAATGGGGTATTTCAGGTTGGGGTGTAGAATATACTGTGGAACCAACCGGATTAGAAATAAGTTCTTCTCTTGGAACTATAACAACTGTTAACACGGTAGAAGTAAGTGGTTTAGAAATTACCTCTTCTGTAGGAGAAATCACGCCTGCAGATGTAATTGGAGTAACTGGTCAATCTATAACTTCTGCAGTTGGTGATCTTTCTAATTCTGGAACTCTTGTTGGTTGGGGCAGAAATGGTTGGGGTGAAGAACCTTGGGATGCTTCAATAAATTCTCTTGTTCAATTAACTGGAGTATCTGCAACAACTAATGTTGGCTCTATTACACCTGCTGATGTAATGGGACTAACTGGAGTATCTTCAACTGCAAGTGTTGGAGACATTACACCTGCTGACGTAATAGGAATAACAGGTGTTAGTTCTACAGTTGATGTTGGTACAGTAGCTATAGTAGAAGGTATAACTTTAACTGGGGTATCAGCAACAGCATCTGTAGGAGCTATAACACCTGCAGATCAAGCAATGGGCTTAGCAAGTCAAGTTGCAACAGCAAGTGTTGGAGATGTTGTAATTTCATCAAACCCTGTAATTGTACCTACAGGTTTATCTTCAACAGTATCTGTTGGTTCTTTAACACCAGCGGATGTTATGGGATTAACTGGATTATCCTCAACAACTTCTGTAGGTGCTTTGACACCAGCAGATGTAATGGGTTTAACTGGAATCTCATCAACTACATTTTTGGGACAAATAACAACAATACCTATTTATGGTGATGTTGACACTGGTTCAAATTCATCATATAGTACGACGTCAACAGGATCGAATAGTAGTTTTTCTGGGGTAAGCACAGGGTCAAATACGACACCAGGCTCC